AATTTGCGGAGGCTGAAAGAGATTATAAGATAACATTAAGACAAGAAGCGTTAAAACTAAGGGCTGAAAAAGGGATGCCAGTAACACTTATTCAACAAGTTGTATATGGCGTTCCTGAAGTTGCTGAAAAAAGATTTAATCGTGATGTAAAAGAGGCAATATATAATGCTAATCAAGAGGCTATAAACTCAACCAAACTACAAATAAGAATTATAGAAAGCCAATTACAAAGAGAATGGGGCAATAATGGACAGATTTAGTATAATTCAAAAGAAAAAAGAATGCCTAGTATGCTTTACTACATTAAATATACATACACACGAGGTTTATTTTGGAAGAAACAGGCAAAAATCAATAGAAGATGGGTGCTGTGTATATTTGTGTGGTAAGCACCATAATCAAAGCAACGAGGGAGTACATTTTAATCACGAATTAGATATGAAGTTAAAAAGAGAAATGCAAATAGCGTGGATGATGTATTACAACAAAACGATAAATGATTTTATAAAAAGATATGGGAGGAATTATTTATGAATATAGAATTAGAAAATGATGGTAAAAAATGTACAAAATTTAAAATAAATGGTCAAGATTTTGGCATGGGTATTAGCAAATTAGATATTAAAATATATGGTGGTGAAAAGCCTATAATAATGATACAGGGAACATTAGAAAGTTTAAATGCAATAATAGACCATTGTAATATTGCTATGAGAAAAGAAGGAAAAGAAGAATATAAACATTTAGGAGAATAAAATGAATTATAGTATATTTAAAGAAAACAAATACCACAATAAGCAATGTGAATACAATGGAATGAAGTTTGATAGTATAAAGGAACGCAATTATTACATAAAACTAGAATTTATGCAAAGAACAGGTCAAATAAAAGAATTAAAAAGACAAGTAGAATTTATACTAATAGAAACATTTAAAGTGGGAAGAAAAACATACAGAAAAACAAAATACATTGCTGATTTTACTTATATAGACAAAGAAGGCAAATATCATATAGTAGATACAAAGGGTTTTAGAACGAAAGAATACCAATTAAAGAAAAAGCTAATGGCATGGAAATATGGTATAGAGATAGAGGAGGTATAATGAATAAAGAAATAGAAGAAATAGAACAAAGATTAAAATTATTACACGCAGAATGCAACCCTAAAGCACGAGAAGAAGATATTAATTATACAATAGATTACATAACTAATTTACAACAAGAAAATGAAAGATTAAATAACTTATTAGAATATAATATGCAAACACTTGTAAATACTGATAAGTTATACGAAAATTACAAATCAAGATGTGAAAAAGCAATCGAATATATTGATAAACAAAAGAAGAAAATGTATAAATCAAGAAATAAAATTGCTATGTTTATATTGATGAAATTAGAAAACATATTACAAAATGGAAGTGAAGAAAAATGATATTAAAAGAGCATACTAGAAACCAAAAGAGAATGTATAGAATACACAAATTAGAAGAACGAATAGAAAAAGATAAATACATTATAGGAAAACAGCAACAACAAATAGCCCAATTAACAAACAATTGGAATGAGTTAGAAGAATGGATAAAAAAATCATATTATAAATATAGTGGTGAACAAATAAATGCTTTACAAGATGTTATTGACAAAATGAAAGAAATAAAGAAAAATGAAAAATAAGTTAAAACAATTTATAATAAAGCTAATTATATTAAACACGAAAACAAATGGTAAATTAGCAAATACGATTCTCTTTGCAATTATCATATTAAGTATATTATTAGCATATATTATATTAAGGCAATTTGCATTTTAATGAGTATTATGATATAATTACATTAGTGGTAATAAGCCACTGTTTTTCGACCCCTTTATGAAAAAAAGAATAGAGTTTACCTCCTGTTCTTTTTTGTTGCAAAAAAATAAAATGTATGTTATAGTTATATTAGAAAGAGGGGATTAAAATGGACATATTATTAACTGTATTAAGTATAGTTATAGGTATTTTTATTGCATTTATATGTTTGGCAAGTTGTATATTGGCAAGTAAATCAGATGAATATTGGCAAGAAGTAATTGAGAAGTTGGGGAAGAAAAGATGACTGACTTTGATTTCACTTCTTGTCCTTTTTTAAAGGAACAATTATGTTTTTTAACTTATTTTGATTTTTGTGAAAATGCTAAAATAATTAAATTTATTTATGAAGGTTTAGAAACAAATGCAAAGATATTCTATAAATGGTATGTATATGCGAATATTCACATGAACGAATACTTTAAAGATAAAATATGGGATTATCTTAATGCAGAAGAAGATAATGAAATTTATAGTGATCTAATTTTAAGTATAAGCAAATATAAAGTAAGATAGTCATTTTGTCTATTTTGCTTTTTTATGTTATAATTTATAATGAGGTGGTTATATGCCAATACATAAAATTAAAGGTGGCTATAAATATGGGAAAACAGGCAAAGTATATAAATCTAGAGCAAAGGCAGTAAAACAAGGCCAAGCTATAGCTATATCAAAGAAGAAAAGGAAGAGATAACATGTCTCAAAGAGCTTTTAAAACAGATAAGGAATTCCAAAACAAATTTAAAGAATATATAGATTATTGCCATATTAATGAAAGAATGCCAAATGTTGCTGGATTTGCTGTTTATGCTGATATTAACCAAGATACATTTTATGCACAGAAAGATTATTACTCCGAGACTTTTAAAAAAATCAATGATATGTTAGAGGATGAAGCAATAAACAATCACACATTAAATGATGCTAGAGTAATATTCTATATGAAGAATAAATGTGGTTACAAAGATAAACAAGAAATAGATAGTAATACAAGTAATAAGATAACAATAGTCAATTCATTACCAAAGGATGAAGATAATGAATGAAACAATTGATATTAAAGATATAATTGCCCCACATTTCTATAAAACTTTTAATAGTAAAAAGCCACACCAAATATATGCAGGTGGTAGAGCAAGTACAAAAACAAGTATGTTAGCTTTAAAGATAAATGAATTTAACCTAGAGAATCTTAACTGTAATGCAATAATATTAAAGAGATACCAAAATACAATTAGAAATAGTGTATTTAAGGAAATGAAAAGAGCATTAAAGAGATTAGGATTAAACGAAGGCATAGATTACAAAGCAACTGTTAGTCCATTTCAAATACATATCTATCAAACAAAGAATAACATATATTTTGCTGGTGGAGACGATTATGAAAGAGTTAAGGGTTTTATTGATGAAGAAGCACCTATTAAAATGGTATGGTTTGAAGAATTAACTGAATTTGATGAACCTGACCAGATAGATCAAATAATAGCAACATTTTCTCGTGGCAATGATGACTGGTTTATCACTATGTATTCATATAACCCACCAAAGAATAGATTTCATTGGGTAAATCTATGGGCAGAACGAATGAGAACAAGAGATGATGTATTATATTCACATACTGATTATAGAAGTGTTCCTGAAAAATGGTTAGGGCAAAAGTTTTTAGAAGAAGCAGAAAGACTAAAAAAGTATGATGAAAAGAGATATAGATGGATATATCTAGGTGAAGTAATAGGAATTGAAGGTTTAATATATAATCCTGATTTATTTATTATAGAGAAACCAAACTATATTGAAGAAAATAAATTGAGGATATTATATGTAGATTTTTCAATAGACTGTGGGCATCAAACAAGTGCAACAAGTTGTGGTGCTTATGGTTATGCTACTGATGGTCGGTGGTATTTATTAGACAGTTATTATTATTCACCACACGAAAAGTCTTATAAGAAAGCACCTAGTGAACTAGCACAAGATTTATTTGATTTTAGGACTGCAATATGTAAAAAATATCAAACAATAGTAGATACAGAAACGATAGATAGTGCAGAAGGTGCTTTACGAAACCAATATTTTGCTATGTTTGGAATAGACTTACACCCTGTGAATAAAGGCAAAAATAAAGAAGAATTGATAGAATATTCGCAAGACTTTATAGATACAGGCAAGTATGTAATATTAAACACACCAAATAATTGGATACACATAAAGGAAATGACTAATTATATGTGGAAGAAAGATAGTGTAGAAAAAGGTAAACCTGAACCTGATAAAGAAGAAAAAGAACTAGCAGGAGAAACCTATTACAATACATATACAAATGATTATTCTTACTACTATGCAGAACATAGTTGTGATAACTTCCAGTATTGGATAAAAGATAATTTGTCAAAGTTAGGATTAGAATTTTAAGGAGGAAATAAATGACAATATATGAAGATTTAAAAAAACAACTTCATAAAAAAGGTGTAGATATAATTAACACCGATTATTATGAAATAATTGATGTATGGAAAAGTTGGTATAAGGGTGTTGTAGATGATTTTCATTTTTACAATGTACATTATGCTGATGGTACAGAAGGTCAATTAGAAAAGAAAACAATGTCTATGGCTAAAAAAAGTGCCGAAGATATGATGAAATTAAATTGGAGTAACAAGTGTGATATAAAACTTGCTACTGATGAAAAAACAAAGAAATTATGGAGTGTATTAGATAGTAAACAAAATAACTTTACTGTAATGTTTCCACAAATGTTAGAGATAGCATTTGCATTAGGAACAACAGGAATGACCGAGTATAAGGATGAATTAGGTAGAACTAGAATAGAATATATAAATGATCCTAGTTCAATAGTGCCTTATGCTTATGATAATTTTAATATAACTGGCTTTGTAGTATTTAACCAATGGCAAGAAGTAGAAGCTAATAAGCCAGTATATTATACACATTTAACTTACCACGAATTTAAAGCAGAAAAAGATGATAATGGTGTAATGCAACAAGTATATAGAAAATACAACGAATTATACAAATCAAAAGAAGAAAATCAATTGGGAAAAGAAATATCATTTGAGAGTATATTTCCTAATGTAGAACAACTTGTAGAATATAATGTTGATACACCACACTTTCAAATAATTAAACCACCTATTGTAAACAATGTAGATATATCAGTACCAATGGGAATAAGTATATTTGCAAATTCTATTGATAAACTAAAAGCTATTGATAATAAATATGATAGTTTTGATATGGAATATGTAGATGGTAAAAGAAGAATACTTGTAGATAAAACAGCATTGAAATCAGCACCACAAGTTGATAGTGATGGCAATATATCACAACAATTATTTTTTGATAGAAATGATAGAACTTATGTGGCAATGAATGGTATGAAAGATCAACCAATTAAAGATATAAGTTTTGATTTAAGATACAAAGAACATATTGATGCAATAAATGCTGAATTAAATTGGTATTCAAGTGGATTAGGTTTTGGTGAAGATTTCTATAAATTTGATGGTTCTGGGAAAGCAACTGCAACTGAAATAATAAGCCAAAATGATGATGCCTTTAGAACAAAACAAGTATATGAAACAGTTATTAAAGATGTGATAATAGATTTAGTTAAGTCTATTTGTTATTTGGAAAACATTGAATTAAGCGAAGATGAAATAGAAATAACTATGGATTATTCAAGATTTGAAAATCAAGAAAGCACACAACAAAGACTAGAAAGAGAAGTAGCAAAAGGAATTACAAGTAAAGTTGAATATCGTATGAAAGTCTATAATGAAACAGAAGAAATTGCTAAACAAAAAATAGCAGAAATAAAACAAAATGAACCTAGTGTAGAAGATTTATTAGGAAGTGGTGAAGAATAATGAAGTTAATAATTAGCCCACATAAAATAGAAATAGATAAAACACCAGTAAATGAGAAAGAAATAAAAGTTACCAAAGTAGAATTTGAATTTGCTGATGAAATAACTAATGATTATGTTAAGGAAGCATATTTTACTTTGAATGGCACAAGTTATAAAGAAATAATAGTAAACAACCAATGTAATATTCCTTATGAAGTCTTAACGCAACAAGGGCAAGTTGAAATTGGTGTAGTTGCTTATTTAGTAGAAAATGAAGAAGAGATTAAGAGATATAACCCTAGCCCAGTATTTATAGCAACATGGGTTGGTTCATTAAAAGATGAAGCTGAAAATAGTGAACCAATTACACCAAGTGAAATGGAACAATACGAACAGGCATTACAAGATGGATTAAGCGAAGTAAATGAAAAACTAACTGAAATTGATAATTTAGATATAGATGCTGAAAAAGTAGGAACAATAACAACTGTTACCATTACTAAGAAAGATGGAACTGAAAAGTCAGTTGAAATACTAGATGGCGAAAAAGGTGAAAAAGGTGATAAAGGTGATGCTGGGGCTATTAAAATGATTATAGTACAAGAACTACCAGCAACAGGTCAAGAAGATACAATTTATTTAGTACCATTAGAAGAACCTGAAAGCCAAGAAAATAGGTATGCTGAATATGTATATATAAATAATGCTTGGGAATTACTTGGCAAAATAGGAATACAAGTTGATTTAACTGATTATTATACAAAAGAAGAAACAAATACATTACTAAGTGGCAAACAAAATGCTTTAACTTTTGATAATACACCTACGCAAAGTAGTACAAATCCAGTAACAAGTGGTGGAATATATACCTATATAACTGGAATAGTTGGTGATATAAATACTGCCTTAGATACAATAAATGGCGAGGTGATTTAATATGGGTACAACTGCCGAAAAATTAACATATTTAAACACTACAAAAGGCTTAATTAAAGATACAATAAACTATACAGGTGCAGGAATTACTAATGAAACATTTAGACAATACCCTAGCATACTATACAATAAATATTTAGATATATTAAAAAATCCAAATACATTATTTAATAATATGCCACAAGTAACTGGTACTGGAACAAGTTTAGTATTAAACAATACTGCTGATACTAAAATGAAAATGATATTAAATCCAAATTTAACACAAGATGCAAACCCCACTCCTAGTTCACCACAAACAATTCACACTATTACTGGTGATAATACAATAATTATAAGTAATAGTGATAATGCACAAAGTCAAAATCTCACTATAACATTAGACAATCTAGAATATTGCAAAATAGGTAATTATGCAGATGAATTTTATAAAACAAGTGGAAGTAATTTACTAAATATTGACAATAGTGAAAGTGGTGGAATAGATAGTAGTGGAAATGAGGTTAGTGGTACAGCTTTATGGAGAGGAAATGAATATATTTTAGTCAAACCAAATACACAATATGTTTTATCTACTACTAATAGTATGACTTTAAGATTATATGAATACAGTGAAAGCAAAACATTTATAAGCCCTAGAGCAGAAGCAGCAGGAAATTCGCTAACTATAACAACAGGAAATAATACTAAATATTTGAGATGGTCTATATATAATGGTGGAAATACAATAACATCAAATGATGCTAAAAGTTTTAATTTAATGCTAAACAAAGGTTCTACAGCATTAGAATACGAACCTTATGGAATTAATAAGTGGTGTATAAAGAAGAATATTGGTAAGGTCGTGTTAAAAGGTAGTGGGGAGTATTGGAGTGCAACATCAACACCAAATGTATATTATACAAATTCAATTCCCAACATAAATTCATCATTGCCAGCAACGAACGAACTTGTTTATTGCGATAATTATATGAAAACATATAGAAGTAATATGCAAAATTTAGATTATTGTTGTGCTTTAGCAGGTGGAAATATTTGTATAAAGAATAAAGATATATCAAATGCTACAGATTTAGCAACTTGGTTATCTACACATAATACTATTATGTATTATCCACTAGCCATACCAACTTTTACATTACTAAATGATATATTACAGGCAGAACTTAACAACATAGAAAACGCTTTACTATCATATCAAAGCCAAACTAACATAAGCCAAACTAATGATGATTTACCATTTATACTTGATGTTGTAGCTATTCAAAAGAATGCTTTG